CGTCAAATTCAACAACATCGTTAATCTGTCCGGCAAGCGCATTTGCTGCGCCGGACTTTATGTCCAACAATTGCTCTATGTAGTTCCAAGCCTGTTGAGTCGCATTATCTGAAACTTCCGTTCCATCAAAGAACTTGTTTCGCAGCACCTCTTGCGTTTGCTTAATAATCCCTTCTGGAGTTGTGATAATGTCTCCACGTGGTTTGCCTGCTACTTTCTCGCGGCGAGGCTCTGCTGCCATTTTAAGCACACCAGAGTCAATCTCACGAATAATCTGCTCCCCACTCTTAAATCGCTTGTGTGCGGCAGCAAGGACTGCCAATGCACCTCCGTCAGTTACAAAGAAGTTAGTTCCAAGTTTTTCGTTGATCCAACGCTTGATGCTGTCCAGAAGTTGCTTCCACTTCGGCATTGCCTTACTCTCTTGGATCAACTGCATGAATGCACGGACTTGCTTCTCTTCCATCTGGATTGCTCCAGTTTCTTTGTTGTAAAATTGGTTGATGATTCTATCCGCATCAGCTTGCTCTTCCGGTGTCATCAAGTCCCAAAATGCTTTGAAGTCAGCCTGGAACTGCGGATCACTAAAAATAAAGTGACCAAGTTCGTGTGAGATAATATCCGATAGGTTCTCGCCTTTAGCTATATACGCTAGGTTAATCACGATCTGTCCACGATCTACGAAGTATCCAGCCTTCATCTCAAGGTCTGGATCAGTAGTATTGTTTACGATAACAACACCTTCTGGTATTCCTTCCTTGTCGAAGTAGGAGTCAACCAACTTTACAGCTTCTTCGTATGTGTAGCGATTAGCTTCTGGAATTGGCGTGACAGCTTCTTGCTGTTCACGGATGTCGCCTGCCATCATGCGAATATCTGGAGATGTAGGCTGGAATCTTTCCAAGAGCGGTATTACATTTCCATCGCCATCGTAAATTACAGGTTCAGCAGAAACTGAATTTTCCGTTAGTGTTAATGTTTGTCCCTTATCCCAACCTGTTTGTTGATCTATCCAGAAGTTGTTTGTTACATATCCCGTAATTGAATTTGCTTCCCAATTTTTACCAGCATATTCCTCTTGATAATCTCGCCCAGATTTATTATCTAAACTAACCCAATCTCCAGCCATTCTTAATTTGGGAGTTACTCCGTTTGGAAAAGAAGCAATTATTTTTACCTTTCCTGTTAATTTAGCAGCCAAATCAACTAATTCTTGCAGTCTTATTTTATTTTTTGTGGGATTGGAGTATAATTGCAAGTATTCTTCATTTAGAATTTGTAATTGATTCCATTGTTCTGATTTTTTTTCATTTTGATTTATTTCAGACAACCTTGATTTTTTCTCTTCAATCGTTAATGAATTATTAAATTTTAAACTTTCTCTTTGAATTTCAAAATATTCTCTTCTTTCATCTTGCGAGAACTGAAATAATTCCTCACCAGACTCCATCCCAGTTTTCTCTTCAGTTTCTTTTCCGGTTATAAATTCTCCATCAATCGTTGCGAATCCAGCTTCTAAATCTCTATTTTCAATATTTGGTATTTTGTCATGTAATAATCCATGAAGGGGTTCTCCATAAAAAACCTCGCCAGTATTTTTATCTCTCAATGCAGCAGAAGCTGGGGTTTTATTTGTAGCAATATTTGAAGTTGATTTTTGTTGTAGGACATAGGCCGGAATAGTATCAAGCCCAGCTTCATACGCCGCATATACTCGATGATTACCTTCAATATCAATTGATCCATCTGCATTGCGAACCACCACAACTGGTTGTTTGACTCCATCTTTCTTAATGCTTTTAATTAATGAATCTATATCATAGCCTTCAATTTCAGAAATGTCTCCAGTCATTCCAGCGGGGCTATTCTCCATCAAGTCTTCAACGGATACTTGCTCCAACTTCCACAATGTTGATTCTTTGTTAGGAACAAAATCGGCTTCTTTCTGGATGTTGCTTGGGAGTTGATTGTATGAAATCGTTCCATCTGAAATTGCCATCTTCCGCGCTTTCTTCCCTCCAACCAAAAACATTCCCCTGCTCCCTGATACTGAGGTTTTCCCAGTATTCTCGTTTCTAATAAGATATGATTTTTCCTTGTTGGCAATTTCTGACTCACTCTGAGGAAGCACTTCCTCTACGATGTATGTCTGTGGACTCTTGCCTAACTTGATTCGGTTGCCTACTGCAATGCCCTCTGGTTGAGTTGGAGTAGTTGGCTGCGCTGTAACTGCGGCTTGTGCTGGCTCTGCTATTGTTTCTGATACTGCGGGGGTGGCGGCAGGGAATCTAATCATCCTATTTGATCCTTCTGCGAAATTAGGATCATCCACAAAACCGAATTTTGAATAAAGTTTCTTTAATCTTTGAACATCTCCACTTTTAGGTTCCGCTTTAAGTGTAATAGTAGTTTGATTCTTATCTGCGGCAGATGTTATTATTTCAAGAGCTTTTGTTCCCTTGCCCTTTTCGCGGGATTCCAATCCAGATATTGTTAAATTATCATCCGATACTCCAATTAAAGCTGATACGCCCACCTCGGTAGATATTTGATTTTGTATATCTAATGCTTCGTTTTCTAATTGAGCGTATGTTTTTGACTCTACTGGTGGCGTGACTACTTGTTCTACTGGTATAGATACTGGTTTGC